GTGGTTTATCCTTGGGGGTTCGAGTCCCCTCCCTCGCACCATAGAAAACCCGCGAAGTTACGTTAAAAATTCGTAGCTTCGCGGGTTTTTCTTTTTTGGCAGTGTTCAGATACTGCCAGATACTGCCCAATACTGCCTGATTTTGCGGGGGCATTGTAGTGAGACTGTAGTGTAAAAAATTGCCCCGGGAGGCCAGCTTTCACCGTGCTCCCCGGGGCGACTTGTAGGGAAATTAAAGATTTTTGCTCACATAGGCGTCCAGCTGAGCGGTGTACCGGGCGTTTTCCTTCTCCCGCAGATGCTGGTAGATGCGCCGGGTGGTCATGATGTCCGAGTGACCCAGGAGCTGCTGCGCCACCATATCCGGCACGCCCGCGTAGAAAAGATTCGTGGCGAACAGGTGCCGGAACTGGTGGGCCGTGACCAACGGTTTGTACACGACCCTCTCCACGATCCGCTCCGGACGGTTCTGGTACGCGGGCATCTTCGTTGTGCGGGTGTAGCTCTCACACAGCCCCAGCTCCCGGCAGTACAGCATCCACTGATGGCTGTACTGGCACTGGGTGAGCGGCTTGCTTGTGCCGGACAGAACATAGTCCTCCGGCTGGTGCGCAGCCTTCCCCGCTTCCAGCATGGGCCGCAGCGGTGTCAGCACAGGGATGCTACGGTAAGCCTTCTCCGTTTTCAGCAGTTCCCGGTAGGGCTGATTATGGTCCCACGGCATGGCCTGTACCGGCGTGATCTTGCCCGCATCCAGATCCACGTCCTTCCACTGCAAGCCGTTTGCCTCGCCCATGCGCAGCCCGGTGTACTCAAACAGCCACGCCCAGAAGCCGCAGCCCTCCGGGTGGGCGTTGATCAGATCGCGCTGTTCCTCGGTGGGCTCCACCCTGCGGCCATCTTTCAGCCCGGCGGGCAGTTTCGCCAGCAGCACAGGATTACCGGTGCCGTGGAAGTTCGCACACCAATAGGTGAATATGCAGGACAACACGCTTTTTGCGTTTTTGATGGAATGCTTGCTTTTGCCCTCCATCTTCAGGTGCGCCAGATACCCGCCCACCGCCTGAGCATCGATGTCGTTCATCACGGTATCGCCAAAATAGGCTCTGGCAGGAGCAAAGTGCTTCTTGTAGGCGTTCACCGTACCCCGCCGCACCGGCTTTTCCGGGCCCCGGATATACTCTTCATACGCCACCGACACCGCCCGGAACGTGTAGCGCTTTTCCTTCGGGTCCATGCATTCCAGCTTATACGCCAGCACCGCGTCCTGATATTTGTGCTCCGCTTCGGCCTTGGTCTTGCCGTAAAACACCCGGGACTTCGGCAGACCCACCGAACGGTGGATGCAGACACCGCCGTCCGGGCGCTTTGCGAGCTGCTTCTTTGCGGGCTGCTTCTTTGCGGGCTGCTTCTTTGCGGGCTGCTTCTTTGATTCAGCCATAAAAATAACACCTCCATAAGGGTACACTTTGACAAGCCTGCCCAGAGGTGCTACAATACAGATGTCTGGTCTGTGCTTCCCACCTCTGGGTAAGCCGATCTATTCCAAACGCTCTCGGTGTTGGTAGCACCGGGGGCGTTTTTGCATTTTCAGGTTCACCCGCCACATGCAAACCTGCGCAACGCTCGCATATGGCGGCAACAAAAATCTAGTTGATTGCAACAAAAAGAGACATACAAACTTTGTAGTCACGAAAAAGTGAGTGTTCATGCGGTTTTTGGGGCAAAACATACAGAGACATACTCAAACTCTTCTCCTGACCCTTATCAGAAGAAAAGAAGAATACACATGCGCGAGAACGCGCTTGATGCCCGCACGCGTAGGGTTTATAGGGATTTCTGTAGTCAAAGTTACACGTATGCAGAGGGTGGTCAATACACCTTTCGGCACTCGACCACTCGGCCCAGCACCTGCACCGGTGTCTTTTTCAAATCATACACCTGCGGCTGGTGGGCGGGGTTGGAACTTCGGGGTGTCAGGATCACCAGATCACCCTCCCGCCGGAAGCACTTCACCGTGGCTTCATCACCGTTTACCAGAACCACTGCGATCTCGCCGTTCTCCACTTCGGGCTGTTCCCGCACAAGGATTTGATCGCCCTCGTTCATCCCGGCGGCATTCATGCTATCGCCCCGGATATTCAGCCAGAAATACTTAGCCCCATCCGTCTGCCGGATCGGAATATACCCCTCGATATTTTCCACGGCGTACATCGGCAAGCCTGCACGAACGGTGCCCAGCAACGGCGCCACCTGTGCAGGATTGCACGGTGTAGCTCCCGCCCTTTGCTTCCAATCAATGCTCTCGTGGTTTTCCGCCACGGGGGCGTTTTTGTTTTTCAGCGCCGCCTCCTGATCAGCGCGCCACATTTTCCGGGCTTCCTCGGCCTGCTCCCGGTCGATATCTTTCCACGCCAGCCACGCCTTAGAGTAATCCCCGCCGCAGCTCTTCAGCACAGCCTCCCAGCGAGGGCCGTAGACGCTGTCCAAGCGATGATCCAAATCTCGCTCCCAGTCATAGGCATCTGGAGTCCAGCCCATCAGATACGCCGGGGTGGTTTGCAATACTTCTGCCAAGGGCTCCAGCACGTTCACCGGCATGTTTTCGATATCACCTTTCTCGTAGCGATACACAGTGGCACGATTTTTTCCCAGCCGCGCGGCTAACTCGTCTACGGACATTCCCATATCTTGTCTTTTTGCACGGATGCGGTCTCCAACTTTCATAGCCGTATCCTCCTTTACAGGTTCTATTATACATAGAATTCGCAAATTTGCAACAGTCATTTGTCAGTTTTGAAAATTTGTCGCTTAAAGTGCGATTTTTGTCTTGACTTTGCCTGAGAGGGCTGGTACAATGCAGTTGTCGCACAGAATGCGACAGAGAGAAGGTGAACGCAGATGAACGTTTTGAAGCTCAAAGCTGCCATGGTTGAGCGGGAGGTTTCAACTGAAGCGCTGGCCGATAATATCGGCATCAACAGGGCCACTCTTTACCGAAAAATCGCAGCTGGTGGCGCAGGTTTTACCATCGGCGAAGCCGATGCCATCGCTAAGGCTCTGCATTTATCGGCAGACGAGCGCACCCAGATTTTCTTTGCCTAAAATGTCGCACTATATGCGACAATCGAAGGAGAACCACAACAATGACTGACATTTTGACTTTCAACAATCCCGAGTTCGGGAGCATCCGCAGCATCGAGCAGAACGGTGAGCCTTGGTTCGTCGGCAAAGACGTGGCTCGATCGCTGGGATACGGCGACGGGAAGTCCCTCGCAAACGCCGTTGCAAACCACGTTGACGAACAGGACAAGGGGGTCACCGAACTGATGACCCCCGGTGGCACTCAGAAACTGGTCATCATCAACGAGAGCGGCCTTTACAGCCTGATCTTCAGCAGCAAGCTGGCAGGTGCGCAGCGGTTCAAGCGCTGGGTCACCAGCGAGGTGCTGCCCAGCATCCGCAAGACTGGGTGCTACGGCACCCCTGACTTCGCCGAGCTTTCGCCGGAGCTGCGGTGCCTGATCCGGCTGGAACAGCAGCAGAAGCAGCAGGCGCAGGAGCTTGTCCGGCTGAACCAGAAGCTCGATCAGCTGCAGGGCACGGGGGGCTTTGGCACCGGCGGCTGGCGCAGGGAGAGCGCCCGGATCATTGCCCACATCGCACAGGCCCGGGGTGGCGCGCAGTACGGCCCGATCGTCTATCAGGCGGCATATACCCTGCTGGAAGAGCGGGAGCATTGCAGCCTTACCGCCCGGCTCGAAGCGCTCCGCAACGAGCAGCGCCAGCAGGGCATGAGCAAGACCCGGGCAGGCCGATTAACCAAGATGGATGCCATCGCAGCCAGCCCGGAGTCGGTCGAGCGCTGGCTGAAGATCCTGCACGAGATGGCAGACCGTTGCGGCGCTGCAACACCTGAGAAGGAGTAACCACACATGAAACGCCCAGACGCCTGGCATGACGCATACCGCGCCATCTACTCCACCACCGGATGCATCCGGCTGACCGTAGCGCAGGCCGCTGCCCAGATGGGCACCAGCCCCAAGCGGGTCACACGGCAGTATCCGTATGGTTGGAGCGGTCAGGGCCGGGGCAAGACCATCCGGCTGGACACCCTGCTGGATCAGGAATTCAAACTTTACTGAGGAGGAATTACAAATGGAAATTAGCCCGAACGCTCAGCTGCAAATCCAGATGGGAGAGGATGGAAGCCCTAAGATTTACATCTGCGGCACTGAGATGGAACAGAAAGCCCTTTGCGCCGCGCTGATTGCCGGGGTTTGCATGAGTCAAAGTAACCCGGCAGCATTGCTCAGCATAGTGACTGCCGCCGCAGACCTTATGGATAGCATGGAGGAGACCACCGATGAAGCTTAAACCCGGAGTTTTGCAGTGGGCAGCGGTCGCCTGCTTCTGCGTCGGCCTGATCTACGCCCTCGGCCTTGAGGGCGGTGCACAGATCGGCCAGCCCATCACAGACGGCGAGTTCATCACCGCGATGGTGCTGATCCTGACCTCCATCGCGCTGGGCCGTCTGAGCTTTGCGCTTGAGAACGCCCAGAACCGCCGTCAGAGCCGCTACGGCAAGATCAACCGCACCCACGCCCGCAACACCGAATACCCTGCCCTGCCGGAGCACAGCAGCCGCAGGGACGCATGAGAGGAGGACACACGATGTTTAACGACAAACGCCGGGGCGACATTTGGTGGGCACAGGACACCACCCACAAACGCGAGGGCACCTGCCTGATCCGGGGTGACCGACCGGTGGTGATCGTCAGCAGCGACGAAGCCAACTGCAACGCGCGTGTCGTTGCGGCGGTTCCCCTGACCTCCAGCCTGGTGCAGCTGGCCCGCGGCGACGGCACCTACGATCAGGTTCTTCTGACCGGCTACTGTGCGCCGAGTATGGCCCTGACCCGGCAGGTGCACGCAGTGGACACTGACGATCTGACCGAGTACCTGGGGCATCTGACCGACGCCGATATGCTTCGGCTGGACGCGGCCCTCCGCCGTGCACTGGGAGTATGAAATGGTACACGGCCTACCTCCACCGAACAGAGGAGATTCTCGCCTGCGGCACCGCGCAACAGGTAGCCGACGCCCTAGGAATGAAGATGGGCAGCTTTTACACGGCCGTCTCCCGGAGCCGGACATGGAAAAACCGCAGATATGACTTCGTGATCGAAGAGATCAACGAGGACGAATTTAAAAAGGAGTATGCCTCATGAAAACGCTTAAAGTCAGATTGACCTTCACCGAGCCGTTGCTCGGCACTTGGCCTGCCAATCAGAACGTGGCCCGCGAGTACATCGCGTCCAAGGGCCCGGACGCAGCCACCATCGAAGATGAGGTGGCCGCCTTGGGCGCAGATGCCGCAGCCGACAAGGCGATGACGGTATTCCCCCGCAACGAGGCCGGGCAGCCGATCCTGTATGATTATCAGGTAAAGGGATTCTTCAAAGACAGCTGCGGTATGCTGGGCCGCATCGGCGGCAAGGACGAGAAGGGCAAGAAGAAAGCCGTGAACGAATCCGGCAAGCTGACCGCCTACAAGAAGATCATCGACGGCCTGATCTTTGTCGGGCCCCGCCAGATTCCCCTGATCCTCAGCGGGGAAATGACCGAGTGCCAGCGCCCCTTGCGGGCCCAGACAGCCCAAGGCGAGCGCGTGAGCCTTGCCAACTCCGAGCAGATTCCCGCAGGCAGCACCTGCGAGTTCGAGATCACCTGCATGGACGATGCCCACGAAAAGGCGATTCTGGAATGGCTGGACTACGGCAAGCTCCGGGGCCTGGGCCAGTGGCGCAACAGCGGCAAAGGCCGCTTCACCTACGAGCTTCTCGGCTGATTGCAAAGGCATCGGGCTGCCGTGCGACGCAACGGCAAAGGATGGCATTGCTAAGAGTGGCAGCGGCAAAGCACTGCTGTGGAAGCATAGCAAAGGCATTGAGTAGCTAAGACAGGCAAAGGCACGGCCCGGTTTCGCGGAGAAAAGCAAGGGCAAGGCATGGCGAGGATTCGCGCTGCAATGGCTATGCCTCGCAAAGAGAAGCAGAGCAATGGCATAGCATCGTGAGGTAAGGAGAGGCAGAGCAATGGCAAAGATACTGCTCCGAACTGCAAAGCGTAGATTCAACAGAATCTTTTTATAAAAGGAGCGTAACACTATGAATTTCGACCTTCACCTTTACGGCGAAACACCGGAAGAACTGCTGAACGTACTGGCTCACCTAGGCCACATGGACAGTAACTACCACACCCCTATCCCTGATGAGCGTCACCCTGCGCAGGCTCCCGCCTCGCAGCCCCAGAGCGAGCCTGTGACGCAGCCGGACAAACCCAAGGCGCAGACACCTGCCAAGCAGAAGAAGGCCACACAGAAGCCCGCAGCGGCACCTGTGGAAAAGCAGCCGGAGGCCCCGACAAACCCTACGGAACCAGCTTCTGCCCCGGACGAACCGCAGGAGCCTACTCCTGCGCAGACTGCCCCGTCGGAGGCAACTGCTACAGCGCCTTCCGCTGAGCCGGAGAAAGACCCTGCCACGCTGGACAAAATCCGCGATCTGGCCCGCAGCTTGATCGTGGCAGGCAAGCGAGCAGGTGTTCAGGCAGCCATCAAAGCCACCGGTGCTGCATCCGTCTCTAAGCTGCCGCCTGACAGCTACACCAGCGTCTGGGAGGAACTGCTCAAGTTGAAAGACGAGGTGGACGCAAATGCCTCCAATTAAACACGCCCTGCTGGGTGCATCCAGCGCAGCCCGGTGGATCGCCTGCCCGCCCAGTGCCCGGGCCACCGAGCACCTGCCCGGGGAGACCAGCAAATACGCCGTAGAGGGCACAAGAGCCCATGAGCTGTGCGAGGCCCACCTGAGAAACAACCTCCGGCAGTGGGAAGCAGGCTACGGGGCACTCCCGCTGTCCGGGTCAATCCGGCTGGACGGCGAGCCGGACGACCCGCCGGAAATGCTCAAAGCCGCCAACCAGTACGTCAGCTTCATCCATGACTTGTGGGTGGCCTTTCCTTGCCGCCCCTGGGTGTTCATCGAGCAGGAGGTGGACGTGAGCCGGTGGGTGCCCGGTGGCTTCGGTACCTGCGACTGCCTGCTGATCGGCGACGGCCTCCTGCACATCATCGACTTCAAGTACGGCCAAGGCGTGCCGGTGAGCCCGGAGCGCAACCCGCAGCTCATGTACTACGCCCTCGGCGCCTATGAGCTGTTCCGCGAGACGGACGAGATTGAGGTGGTGCGCATGAGCATCGTACAGCCCCGGATGCAGGAGGAGCCCCAGACATGGGAGCTGCCGCTGGCCGATCTGATCAGCTGGGCACGGGAGGTGCTGGCACCAGCTGCCCACATGGCATGGCGGGGCGAGGGCGAGTTTGTCACCGGCGAACACTGCCGCTTCTGCAAGGCCCACCCAAACTGCCGGGCATGGCAGAAGCAGTACGGCCCGCTGGCCGGGTTTGAACCGTATCCTGAGCCCGCTACACTCTCCGACGAAGAGCTGGGCGAATGGCTGCAGAAGCTGGAAGGGCTGGCCGCCTATGCCAAAGACCTGGAAGAATACGCACAGCAGGCGCTTCTGGATGGCCGCAGCCTGCCCGGCTGGAAGTTGGTACAGGGCCGCAGCACCCGCAAGTGGACCGATCAGGACGCCGCGTTCCAGCAGATGGAGCACGACGGCATCAACGAGGCCATGCTGTACACCCGCACGCCCATTTCCCTGACCGCTGCCGAGAAGATGATCGGCAAAAAGAAGTTTGCCGAGACTATGTCGGCCTTTATCACCCGGGCACCCGGCGCGCCCAAGCTGGCAGCAGCCAGCGACCCGCGCCCTGCCTACAATCGTTTAGAGGGCTTCACGCCCGAGGAGGACTAACTATGAACGCAAACGAAGTCATTATCCCCTGCCGCCTGTCTTACGCCAACATCTGGGAGCCCAAGCAGGTGAACGGCACCGGCGACCCCAAGTACAGCTGCTGCCTGCTTATCAAGAAAAGCGACACCAACGCCCTGGCCGCCATCCGCAAGGCCATCGAAGCCATCAAGACCGACCCCGCGTCCCTGGCAAAGTGGGGTGGCAAGCTGCCGCCCAAGCTGAAAGAGCCCCTGCGTGACGGCGACGAGGAGAAGGACGACGAGAACTACGAGGGCTGCTACTTTCTGAACGCCAACGCCAATGCAGACCGCCGTCCCCGGATCATCGACCGGGCCTGCAACGAAGTGCTGGATCAGGACGAGGTGTACAGCGGCTGCTACGCCAAGGTCAAGGTCGGCTTCTTCTCCTACAGCGCCAGCGGCAACCGGGGCATCGGCGCAGGGCTGGAGGTCATCCAGAAGATCCGCGACGGCGAGCGCCTGAGCGGGGGCAACAACCTGGACGGCTTCGAGGTGCTGACCGACGAGGACGACGAGTTTCTGAACTGAGTACCACCCACCGGAGGCCCCCGCAAAGGACCTCCGGTCTTTTATCAGGAAAGGAGGAACCCGTGAAGAAGATCATCACGGTGGATATCGAGACCTACTCGCCGCAGGATATCGCCAAGGTGGGCGCCTACCGATACGCCCAAGACCCAGACTTTCAGATCCTGCTGCTGGGCTATGCCCCCGGAGATGCCGACAAAGTGACGGTGCTCGACCTGACCTTAGAGCCCGATCCGGAGCGCTTCCTTCGGGAGCAACTGCCATGGTTGCTGGATGCCAGCTACACCAAGAGGGCACACAACGCCGCTTTTGAGTGGTGGTGCTTGTCGGAGGCCATGGGCCTGAGCTGGGAGGAACGCACCGAATGGCTGGATCAGTGGGAGTGCAGCATGATCCACGCCCTCTACTGCGGCCTGCCCGCCCAGCTGGGTGCACTGGGTCAGGTACTGCAGCAGCCGGAGGATGCCCTCAAGATGAAAGAGGGCAAGGCGCTGATCACTTACTTCTGCAAGCCCTGCAAGCCCACAAAGCGCAATGGTGGGCGCACCCGCAACTTGCCTCAGCACGACCCCGACAAGTGGCGGCTGTTCTGCAAGTACAACGGCATGGACGTGATCGCAGAGCGGGCCAACGACCGGAAGCTGGCCCCCTGGCCGGTTCCCGAGAGCATCATGCGGCAGTGGCGGGAGGATGTGGAGATGAACGCCCGGGGCGTGGCCGTGGATATGGCCCTGGTAAAGGGGGCCCTCGCCTGTTCCGCGCTGATCACGGAGGAGCAGACCGCCGAGAGCAAGACACTGACCGGACTGGCCAACCCCGGCAGCCGTGCCCAGCTCCTCGGCTGGCTCCACAACCGGGGCGTAGAGCTGCCGGGGCTGACAAAAGAGGATGTGACCCACGCGCTGGCCGGAGAGCTGCCCAGCGACGTGCGCAGGGTGCTGGAGCTCCGGCAGCAGCTGGGCAAGACCAGCAACACCAAGTACGAGACCATCTCAGCCAGCGCAGGCCCCGACCACCGGGTGCGTGGAACCCTGCAATTCTACGGGGCCAGCCGGACAGGCCGCTGGGCCGGGCGGCTGCTTCAGGTGCAGAACTTACCCCGCACTTACCTCGACCATCAGGCTGAGTGGCGCAGCATTGTAAAGCTACACGACCCCGAAGCATTAGCTCTGCTAACCGACAATGTATCTGATACGCTGAGCCAGCTCATCCGCACGGCGCTGGTGCCTGGTAAAGGCTGCACCTTCGTGGATGCCGATTTCTCAGCCATCGAAGCCCGGCTGATCGCATGGCTGGCCGGTGAGGAGTGGGTGCTGGACGTTTTCCGCACCACCGGCAAGATCTACGAGGCCACAGCCGCCCGCATCTTCGGTGTGCCCTTCGACAGCATCGTCAAGGGCAACCCCAACTACAAATACCGCCAGCGCGGCAAAGTGGCAACGCTGGCTCTGGGTTATCAGGGCGGCGTGGGCGCTATGAAGCGCATGGGCGGCGATCAGCTGGGTCTGGACGACGAGGGCCTGCAGGACATCGTGAACCGCTGGCGCAGGCAGAACCCCCGCATCTGCAAGCTCTGGCGCGGGATGCAGGACGCCGCCGTACACACCATCTGCACCGGCAGGACTACGGTTCCCCGAGTAGGGGTGACACTCCGCAAAGAGGTGGCCTGGGGCTTTCCCTTCCCGTTTCTGACGATGCAGCTGCCCAGCGGGCGCAAGCTCTTCTACGCCGACCCCGGCACCACGCCGGATGACCGCATTACTTATAAGGAGTGGGACGCGGGCAGCTGGCGGGAAGCCGAGACCTACGGCGGCAAGCTGACCGAGAACCTCACCCAAGCTGTGGGCCGGGATTGCCTGGCTTTCGCGCTGGATAACCTCCGACGGGCCGGGTACCAGGTGGTGTTCCACGTCCATGACGAGGTGATCATCGAACTGCCGGACGCGCAGGACGCAGACACCGCACTTCAGGATGTGGTGCGCATTATGAGCCAGGTGCCGCCCTGGGCCGAGGGGCTGCCCCTGAACGCCGCAGGCTGGCACGGTAACTTCTTTACAAAGGACTGAGGACGATGAACGCAGCAACATTTGAAAAGGCGGCAGTCTATGCCGTCTCCCAGGATACCGCGCTGTTTCGGCTGCAATCAGAGTACAATGCGCTGGTTGCACAGAAACGCTTCAGTGATGCCCGTGGCGTGGCGCTGGCAATGCAGATCCTGCGGCGGCTGGACGTGCACGTGATCCCGCAAGCAGACTGGAGGGAGAGCAGACGATGAAGAAAACAGAATCCCTACCCAGCACCTCGGCGCTGTTCACCTGCACCTGCGGTGCAATGCCCTACGACGCAGAGAAACGCCCGAAGGGCAAAGTCGGGCTGACCCGCTACCGCAAGAGCAGCAGGTATGCCAGCGACGGCGGCTGGTCGGTGGTCTGCACCCGCTGCGGCAGGGTCGGCGAGCGCGGCAGCACGCAGATCGATGCAAAAGCCAGATGGAACGCAAAGCGGTACAAGTATGGCCCGCTGAAGGAGGATGACAAATGAGCGCTACACCAATTGAGATCAGCGTGGGCGGCAGCCGCACAGCGACCGAGTGGGACGGTTGCTCCATTACATGGGCCGACTTCACCGACGATCTGCAGAACGCCATGCAGAACAACTGCGGCACCGAGACCCACGCGGAGTACATGGCCCTGTCCAAGGGCAAGCAGGTTGACCTGAAGGACGTGGGCGGCTTCGTGGGCGGCACCCTGCGGGGTGGGAGCCGCAAGCGCGGCTGCTGCACCGGGCGCAGCCTGATCACGCTGGACATGGACAACTGCGAGCCCGGCAGCACCGCCAAATGGGTGCAGGTCATCAGGGACATAGGTACCGCAGCGGTCTACTCCACCCGCAAGCACGACCCGGAGCACCCGCGCCTGCGAGCCATCTTCCCCACCGACCGGGGCATACAGCCGGAGGAGTACCAGCCCTGTGCCCGGATGTTGGCCCAGATGCTGGACCCCACCATGAAGGTATTTGACCCGACCACCTTCGAGACCGAGCGCCTGATGTACTGGCCCAGCCGCAGCGCCGACAGCCAGTGGGTCTGCGAGGCCACCGAGGACGGCAGCCGCATCAGCGTGGACGACCTGCTGTGGCTCTACGCCGACTGGCACGACGTGCGCCAATGGCCCGCCTGCCCCGCTGAGACGGTCAAGCTGCCCGGCGGCAAGCAGGCCGACCCCACCGCCAAACAGGGCGTGGTGGGCACTTTCTGCCGGACTTACGACGTGCCCGCAGCGATTGAGAAGTTTCTCCCCGGTGTGTACGTGGATGCAGGCGCAGGCCGTCTGACCTACGCCGCAGGCAGCACCACCGCAGGCGCGGTGCTCTACGACAACGATACCTTTATTTACAGCCACCACAGCACCGATCCCGCAGGCGGCAAGCTGCTGAACGCATGGGACCTGGTGCGCATCCACAAGTTCGGCGATCTGGACGCGGATGCCGCCCCCGGCACACCTACCGCTTCCCTGCCCAGCTGGCAGCAGATGCGGGCGCTGGCCGAGAGCGACGGCCCCACGGCGGCCCTGCTGCGGCAGGAGGCGGTAGACCACGCGATGGAGGGCTTCGAGCCGCTGCCCGAGGAGGACGCTAATCCAGACAAATGGCAGGAAAAGCTCGACCGCACCCAGAAGGGCGCACTGGCCAGCACCATACAGAATGCGTGGATCATCCTCGAGCACGACCCGGCGCTCAAGGGCCGCATCTGGAACGACACCTTTTCGGAACGGCTGCGGTGCAAGGGTCCCTTCCCGTGGAGCGACAAGGTGCAGGAGCGGGACTGGTCGGACGAGGACGACGCGGGCGTGCGGTGGTACCTTGAGACGGTCTACCACTTCAACGGCGTCAACAAGGCCGCTGATGCGGTGGCCCTGACCGGTGGACATCACGCGAAAGACCCGGTGCGGGAGTACCTGACCAGCCTCGTCTGGGACGGCACCGAACGGCTAGATCGGCTGTTCATTGATTACCTCGGCGCAGAGGATAGCAGCTACACCCGGGCGGTGACGCGGAAGATGTTCGTTGCTGCGGTGGCCCGCTGTTTCCGCCCAGGCTGCAAGTTCGACCAGATCTGCATCCTCAGCGGCAGGCAGGGCATCGGCAAGAGCCTGCTGCTCAGCCGCATGGGCCGGGAGTGGTTCAACGACAGCATCACCAGCTTCGACGGCAAGGATGCCCGTGAAAACCTGCGCGGCGTGTGGATCGTCGAGCTGGGTGAAATGACGGCCTTCAGCCGCTCCGAGAGCGAGGCGGCAAAGCAGTTCCTGAGCCAGACGGAGGACAGATACCGGGCCGCTTATGGCCGCAGAACGGTGCAATACCCCCGCCGGTGCGTGTTCTTCGGTACCTCCAACAGCTCCGATTTTCTCCGCGACGCCACCGGCAACCGCCGATACTGGCCCGTAGATTGCAGCTTTGAGCGCCGCACACGGGTCGTTCACGACGATCTGACCCCTGCAGAAGTGGATCAGCTGTGGGCCGAAGCGGTGGCCCGGTTCAACGCGGGAGAGGAGCTGATCCTCCGGGACGAGCTGCAAAAGGCCGCTCTGGCAGAGCAGCAGGCGCACACCGAACGCGACCCGTGGGACGGTGACATCCTCGAATTTCTGGAAAAACCGGTGCCGCTGGACTGGGCAAAGCGCACGGTAGACGAGCGCGTGGCATGGTGGGAAAACGGCCCGGCTGAGGGCACCGCCACCCAGCAGCGCACCGCGGTCTGCGTCAATGAGATCTGGCGGGAGGCGCTGGACAGCACCGGAAAGGCCCCCGACCGGATGCAGTCCAAGCGCATCGCAGCGGTGCTGAACAGCTCCCCGAACTGGCAGCCCGCAAAATACCCGCAGCGCCATGGGCCCTACGGGGTGCAGCGGATCTGGCGCAGAAAATCGGAGTAATTACCCCGCCAAAAACGTGCATACAAAGCCCGCCGAAACCCGCCGCCGTGCATACAAAGCGCCAGCGGCAAGGTCGGCAAAAATGCATACACGAACATACAGAAAAGCATGAATTTTTTGTAAACACGAAGGATTCAAGAAAACCAGCATACGGTGCATACAAAGCCGACATACACGCTTTTTGAAAGTTGTATGCATGAAAAAGTAAGTGTTTATGCGGCTTTTTCGGTCAAAACAAACTCAACATACAATCTTTTCCCTTAGAAGAAGAAAAAAGAAGAGAAATAAGACGTGCGCGTAAAGCGCCCGCACGTACACGCTTACACGCGTAGGGATATAAGGAGCTTCGGTATGTTCTGTTACAGGTATGCACGGACAAATGAGCGAAAGGAGAAACTACAATGCCGACAAATAAGCCGCTTGAGAAAAGCATCGAGAACGTGCTGCGCAAAGCCGTGGAGGACGAGGGCGGGGTGTGCCTGAAATGGACCTGCCCCGGACACAGGGGTGTACCTGACCGGATGATCCTCTTCCCTGGCGGCATCATCGCCTTTGTGGAACTCAAGCGACCCGGAGCAAAGGTCAAGGTAGGAGGACTGCAGGAATGGTGGCGGCAGCGGCTGGTGGAGTTCGGCTTCCGCTGCTACGAGATCAGCACCGTCAAGCAAATACAGCAGCTGGTGTTTCAGCTGAGCACGGAGAGCTTCGCGCTAACAACTTCCTATGCGGACGACTGGGCTGACGACGACTGGGCTGACGACGATGGCTGGCCCTACGAAATCGACGACTGACGCACTGCCCTAAAAGAAACGGAGGTCAAAGCAATGCAGCAATTTCACCCGCACCCATATCAGCAGGCGGGCATCGATGCCATTCTGGAAAAGCCCGGCGTGGCGCTCTGGATGGAGATGGGTCTGGGCAAGACGGTGGTCACCCTGACTGCCATCGACCAGCTGATCTACGACCGACTGGAGATCAGCCGGGTGCTGATCGTAGCCCCGAAGAAGGTCGCAGAGGCGACATGGCAGGACGAAGCCGCCAAGTGGGGGCACCTGCAGCACCTGCGCATTTCCACCGTGCTGGGCACCGAGAAGCAGCGCAAAGCCGCACTGGCAGCCCCAGCGGATATTTACATCATAAACCGCGAGAACGTCCCCTGGCTGGTTCACACGCTGGGCCGGAGCTGGAACTTTGACATGGTGGTTCTGGACGAGGCATCCAGCTTCAAGAACCACGCCGCCCAGCGGTTCAAAGCGCTGAAAGCAGTGCGGCCCAGAGTGCACAAAGTGGTGGAGCTGACCGGCACGCCAAGGCCCAACAGCCTGCTGGACCTCTGGGCCCAGATCTACCTGCTGGATCAGGGCGAGCGGCTGGGGCGGTACATCACCCACTACCGCAAGGACTACTTCTGGCCCACCGAGTACAGCTACGAGCCGAAGGACGGCGCCGCCGAAGCGGTGGAGAGCCGCATCAAGGACATCGTCCTGAGCTTCAAAGCCGCCGACCACCTGACCCTGCCGGAGAAGATCATCGACGATATCCCGGTGGTGCTGGACAAACCCGCCAAGGCAGCCTACAAGAAGCTGGAGAAGGACTACCTGCTGGATGTGGACGGCGAGACCATCACCGCCCAGCAGGCGGCAGCCCTGACCGGCAAGCTCCTGCAGCTGTGCAACGGCAGCATCTACGACGAGAGCGGCACGGTACACCAGATTCACCGGTGCAAACTGGATGCCTTTGATGAACTGATCGACGCGCTGGACGGCCAGAAAGCCCTCGTGTTTTACGGTTTCCGCTTCGACGAGGAGCAGCTCACCGAAGCCCTGAAAGCCCGCCACAAGGGCCTCAGATTTGCCGTGCTGCGCTCCGGGCAGGATGCCGCAGACTGGAACGCGGAAAAACTGGATGTTCTGCTGGCCCAGCCCGCCAGCTGCGCCTACGGCCTGAACCTGCAGCAGGGCGGGCATCACCTGATCTGGTACAGCCTGCCGTGGAGTCTGGAGCTTTACGCCCAAGGCGAAGCACGGCTCTACCGGCAGGGCCAGACCCAGAGCGTCATCGTCCACCGGCTGATCGTCAAGGGCGGTGCCGACGAGATGGTGGTCAAGGCGCTGAACCGCAAGGACACCGACCAGAACAGCCTGATGCAGGCGGTAAAGACCCACATTCAGGCAGCGAAGAAGGGAGACAACAAGTGAGCACCCGAGCATTCCGCAGGCTTTCCCGCGCAGAGCGTCGCGGCTTTATCAACACCATCGAGGACCCGCTGACCCGCCGGGCCTTCGAGATCGTATTTCTGGGTCCGGGCAAGGTCAGCTGGCGCAAGGCAGCGCTGCTCTACGGCGGCATTTCCCCCGAGACCCTGCGGGTCTGGGTGTGGCAGGAGCTGCAACGCGCATGAGCCGCAGAACGCCGCCATGAGCGCCGCAGCAGCGCAGGCAGTAAGTTCCTCACCCAACTCGCCAAAACCCGCCATGGAGGCCCGCTGCGGTCGCTGTGCGCAAGTCATAACGTTTTCACAGCAAAACCCATGCTATGCTCTTCTGGATAACACACAGGAGGACAGAGCATGGGTTTTTCTAACGAGCGGATGAGGACGGGCCAGCTGGTGAACTGGTTCCTGCTGGACGGCCTCGAGCTGACCCCGGCGGGCAACCCCGTCACTAAAGCCCTGCCGTTGCCCTTTGGGGTCGATCACCTGATCGGCTTCAACGAGTTGCTGACATGCAGGCACCCGGAGAATGCAGGCGTGCACTTCTTCCTCGACGATTACCAGTTCGAGCGCTTCTGGCGGCAGCCGCAGCGGTACCTCGACGCACTGGCAAAGTTCCCGCTGGTGCTCGGCCCGGACTTCTCGCTTTACACCGACTTCCCCGCGCCCATCCAGCACTGGAACCACTACCGGAACCAACTGCTCACCGCATGGCTGCAGCACAACGGGGTCTGCGCCATTCCGGCAGCAAGCTGGTCGGATGAGGACAGCTTCCACTGGTGCTTCGACGGCATCAGCAAAGGCGGCGCGGTGGCAGTGAGCACGGTGGGCTGCCTCGTCCACAAGGACGCATCCGATGGTCTGATGGGAGGGCTGAAAGAGCTGATCCGGCAGACCGAGCCATCCGAGATTCTGGTCTACGGCAAAACGTCGCCTGCAATGGCAGCACTGCTGCGGGAGCACAGCATCCCGTGGCAGGCATTCCCGCACAACATGGCGACCCGCGTAAGGGCCAGAGAGGAGGCGCAGTGATGGGCGGCAGAGGCAGCAGCATGAGAGGTTCCCAGGGCATGGGAGGCGGCGCAGGAGCGCCCGCAGCAGCCGCACAGGCGATGCCCACGATTCAAGCAGCACCGGCAGTTCAGGCGGCACCGGCAGCACCGGTAGCGCCCCAGCAGGCAGACCCACCCACCGGCGCAAATGGCTTCGGCCATCTGACCCCGCAGCAGGTCTCCGCGATGGAGAGCGCCGCGCAGCGGCAGATGATGCGCGACCCGGCGCTGGCCGCAGGCGTGACCGACTACATCAACCCGGTCATGCAGAGCAACGGCAAGGCCCTGAGCCAGAATGCCAACTGGGCAGCCGCAAACCACCAGCCCCTGACCAAGCGGCAGCAGGCAATGATGGACGCAGTGGACAAACTGGCAAAGCCCATCGGGCAGGAGACCACCCTGTACCGCGCAGACCATGACGACTTCCTGAAGCGCTTGAAGGTCAACAATTACCAGGGCATGAGCGACAGCCAGCTGCGCAAGGCGCTGGTGGGTAAGACCTGGACGAACGACTGCCTGGAATCCACGGCCTACGATAGCCGTGACAATCCCTTCTGGCCGCAGCCAGGCGGCAGCCGCAGTGCAGGCAAGCATAGGCAGGGCGGCTCCGTTTCCGGCAACCGTGAGGTGCTGATCCGGTATCACACCGCCAAGAGCACCCGGGCGGCATTCATCCAGCCCAGTCAGTCGGAGGCCGTTCTTGCCGTTGGCACCCATCACAAGATCACCGGTGTCCGTTCTACCCGCACCGGCCCGTCCCGCACCTACGGTTCCGGCAAGCGCGTGATTGAACTGGAAATCGAAGTGTGGTAAAATCAATCTGGAGGTATCTCACTATGGCAAAAGCAAAGGTTTCCGCAAAGAAGCGGAAAGAGATCGAAGCGGCAGAGCAGAAATTCCGGCCCCTCGACACTCCGGCTTCCCCCTACCCCTTCCCTAATCTGGGTATGGAGAAGCCCGCCAGCAAGAAGAAAACCACCAAGGCGAAACCCAAGAAAAAGTAAATCATAACGTTTTGCCCCCGCTTTTCATGTTACCCTTGACCGAGAAATTCACGGCCAAGGGAGGATTCACATGGGAGGCAGAGGCGGAAGCATGGGCGGCAGCCACGGCATGGGTGGCGGAGGCGGTGCGGCGAAAGCAGCAGCACCCCAGACCCGGGAGCAGCAGCTGCTGGCACAGATCAAGGGCAACCCCGCAGCCCTGATGCAGATGAGCGATCAGGATGCAGCGGATACCGTGGATGCCATTGCAAAGCAGAGTATCCGAACCGATGGCACCCAGAACGACACGTTCATCCAGCGGTACCTGAACGCAATTGGTTTTAGCGAGCCCAAGCCGGAACTTCTGAGTGATACCGCCTACGAAAAAGCACGGAAAAAAGCTGGAGAGGCATCGATGTACCATGCAGATAAAAACTTCGGGGGCAAGACCGGTGATACATTCAGCACGCAGCTGCAGTCTGGCAACATGATGTTCTCGTGCAATGGCTACTACGGTGCCGGGACTTATTGGGCGTGGGATTCCGCCGGTGCTTCTGGCGGGTACGGCCCTTACCAGGTCAAAGCCTTTCTTAACGGAAAAGCAAAGATTGTAACCATTGCGCAGCTCGATCAGCTCAGTAATAAATTCGCTGCCAGCCACCCGAGGACCTATGCAAAACTCGTAAAAGCACGTGCGGGGTACGGCGGCGGAGATGAGACCCTATACTCGTTCATCGCCGCATCCCATGGGTACAATGTCATCCAACGCAGTCCCCAGAAGCATACCGGCGCTTACATGGTCACGCTGGACCGAAGTGTTCTGACCATGTCCAAAAAGATCAACAAGAACGCAAGCCGTTACACGATGAACTGGTAAGGAGAAAGTACGTATGACAGACCGCAGCTGGAATGAAAAGCTGATCACCCAAGTAGAGAACGGCGAAGGTGCAAAGTACGGCAGAGATGCTCGTGCATATGCAGTAGATAGCTGGAAAATCCACACCGGGGAATGGCCCGCGCCCAAGGGCTGGAAAGACCCCTACGCCAAACTGGACAAGACCGCAAAGGCCAAGCCCAAGGCCAAGCCCAAGACCGCCAAGGCGAAAGCCAAAAAGTAAGTCATAACGTTTTTACCCTAGGCTCTCTGGTACAATTGCCAGAGAGCCTATTTTTATTTGCCCGGAGGGATTGCATGGAGAGCGTGAAGCACCAAATCGAGTACAAACGGCTGGACGAAATCCGCCCCTATGACAATAACCCCCGGCGCAACGACGAGGCCGCGAAAGCCGTGGCCAACAGCATCAAAGAGTTCGGGTTCCAGTCCCCCATCATCGTGGACAGGGACGGTGTGATCATCGCTGGACACACCCGGTACAAGGCCGCCCGGAGGCTCAAGTTGCAGGAAGTGCCGGTCATCGTAGCCGCAGAGCTCGACCCGGAAAAGGTTAAGGCCCTGCGCATCGCAGACAACTCCACCGGCGAAGTTGCCGAGTGGGACCTGCAGCTTCTGGTGCAGGAGCTGACCGGCATCGAATACGATATGACCGACTTCGGCCTGAACCTCCAGATCAAGATCGACGAGGAGGTCAAGGAGGACGACTTCACCGCAGAGCCCCCGGAGCAGCCCATCACCCAGCGGGGAGACATCTGGCTGCTGGGCGACCACCGGGTCATGTGCGGCGACAGCACCAGCCCGCAGGACGTGGAGCGACTGATGGACGGCCAGCTGGCCGATCTGCTGCTCACCGACCCGCCCTATAACGTGAATTATCAGGGCTCGAACGGCAAGAAGATCGAGAACGACAATATGGCAGAAAGCCAGTTCCGGCAGTTCCTGCTTCAGGCATACAGCCGAGCCTTCGATGCCTGCCGCACTGGAGCCAGCGCGTACATCTTCCACGCAGACACGGAGGGTGAGGCTTTCCGGGCCATGTTCCGGGAGGCGGGCTGGGGTTTGCACGGGTGTCTGGTCTGGGTCAAGAACAGTCTTGTTCTCGGCCACAGCGACTACCAGTGGCAGCACGAGCCCTGCCTGTACGGCTGGAAGCCCGGCGCAAACCACTACTTCATCAACGACCGCAGCCAGACCACCGTCATTGACGATGCAAAGCCGGACGATCTGCGGCACATGAAGAAGGATCAGCTGCTGGACTGGGCCATCAAGGCGCAGGCGCTGCTGACCCAGAAGCCCAGCAGCGTGATCCGCTGCGACAAGCCGCCCCGCAACGCAGAACACCCCACCATGAAGCCGGTGGTGCTGTGCGGCAGGCTGATCAAGAACAGCTCCCTGCCCGGCCAGACCGTGCTGGACCTGTTCGGCGGCAGCGGTTCTACGTTGATCGCCTGCGAGCAGCTGAGCAGAATCAGCTACACCATGGAGTATGACCCACGCTATGTGGACGTGATCGTCCAGCGTTGGGAGGACTTCACCGGTGAAAAGGCCGTCCGCCTGAAATAACCATTCCCCGCCGGGGCAGGTTTTTTACTCCTTTCCCGTCCCGGCATTTTTCATAGCCAAAACGGCACGCACACGGGTCATCCTCCGCCCGCAGGGCTCTGGAAGCAGAGCCGGTGCGTGCCGTTTTCTCATACGGAGGTGAAACCTTGGCACGAGAATCCCAAATCAGCAAGTGGAACAGCACCAGCGGCCTGCTGCGACTGCAGCGGCTGGCGATGCACGGTCTGACGCAGGCGGAGATCTGTGAGCAGATCGGCGTGCCGGTGCGCACTTTCCGGCGCTGGTGCACGCAGGACCCGCGCATCAAGCAGGCCCTCAGCGTAGGCGCGGAGGCGGCACTGGCCAGCGTGGAGAACGCTCTGTTCAAAAAGGCCCAGAGCGGCGATCTGGGCGCGATGTGCTTCTTCTTGAAAAACCGAGACCCGGAGCATTGGAGCGAACACCCGGAGCTGAGAGGTTACGACGGAAAGGTGGTGTTTGTGGATGACATACCAAAGACGGCAGCCCCCAAACCTGCTGAAGCAGCAACTGAAACTAAGCAGCCTGATCATCCCTGAATACTACGCCGCCCACACCGCCATCTGGTCGGGTGAATACAACGAGTATCTGGGCGACGGAGGGCGCGGCTCTCTCAAATCGACGTTTGCCGCCACCGAGGTGGTGCTGCTAGTGATGCGGGTGCCGAACATCCATGCCGTGGTGCTGCGCAAGGTTGGCAACACCCTCGCCACCAGCGTCTGGCCGGAGTACAACCGCGTCATCGACCGCATGGGCATCCGGCATTTGTGGAAGCAGACCAAGAAGCCCTATACCCTGACCTATATCCCCACCGGGCAGACCATCCAGTTCTACGGTCTGGACGACCCCGGCAAGCTGAAATCCATCGCTGTGCCGTTCGGTTACTTCGGCGTGATGCACTTTGAAGAGTTCGACCAGTACGACGGCCCCGAAGAGGTACGAAACGTGGAGCAGTCGGTGTTCCGTGGTGGCCCCTTCAGCTTTTCCTTCAAGACCTTCAACTCCCCCGCCATGGCCCGGCATTGGGTCAACCGGTACAAGCGGGAGGCAAAGCCGAAGCAGTTTCGGCATCACACCACCTACCTGACCACCCCGCCCGAATGGCTGGGCCCCCGCTTCTACGATGACGCAGAGACCCTGAAGCAGCGCGACCCGGTGGCTTACGCCCACGAGTATCTGGGTGAGGTCGTGGGCTGCGGCACTGCCGTGTTTGAGAATCTGGAGCTGCGGCCCATCACCAGTGAGGAGATCGCGGGCTTCGACCGCCGCTACTACGGCCTGGACTTCGGCTGGTATCCCGACCCAAACCACTTCGGCGGCATGGCCTATCAGCACGCCCAGCAGACCCTGTACATCTTCGAGGAGCACAGGGCGCAGAAGGAGACCGATGCCCAGCTGGCCGAGGCCCTGCGCCGACACCTGCACGACGAGATCATCGGCGACAGCGCAGCCAATCGCTCAATCGCTACACTGCGCGATCTGGGCTTTGACCGGCTGCGGGGCTGCCGGAAGTACGCGGCACATGGCGGCACGTCCGTCACCGACGGTATGAAGTGGCTGCAAAGCCGCGCAAAGATCGTCATTGACCCCCAGCGCTGTCCGTGGACAGCCCGGGAATTTTCCGAGTATGAGTATGCCATCGACAAAAAGACCGGCGACGTGATGCCGGGATATGTTGATGCAGCGAACCACAGCATCGATATGACACGCTACGCCATGGAGCCCGTCTGGCAAAAGAGAGGTGTTCAAAACGCATGATAAACCACGCAGATATTGAGAATATCATCGGTTGCAAGACCCTTGTCACCAACCAGATGCAGCGGGCCATTGAGGACTGGTACGATGCAGCCATTCACGGCCTGCCGCTGGACAAGAATCCGGAAACCCTGACCCTCGACCTGCCCGCACTGATCTGCGCAGAGCTGGCACGACTGACCACGCTGGAGCTGGAAGCCACGGTGGAGGGCAGCGACCGTGCCGACTGGATCAATGCCCAGCTGCAGCGGGTGCTCACGCCCCGCAGACGGCGCATCTTCACGGTAGCGCTGGCCCTTGGCAGCGGCATCTGGAAGCCCTACCAGAGCGGCAAAAAGCTGGGTATTTCCTTCTGCAACGCGGCCCGGTACTTCCCCGTGGCCCACGACGCGGAGGGCAGCCTGACCGAGGGCGTGTTTATCGACAGCATTCAGGATGACGATAACTACTACCACCGCATGGAGTGGATGCACGTGCTGGAAAGCCGCGCAGACCTGCGGGATGAAGAGCTGGCGCAGCTGGAAGATTACGACCTTGCAGCGCCCGCACAGTTCCCCTGCACCAAAGTGGTCAACCTGGCCTTCCGCAGCGCAACACAGGACAGCCTCGGCAGCCCGGAGGATCTGAGCATCCGCCCAGAGTGGGACGACATCCAGCCGGTGGCCTACCTCACCGGGCTGGAAAAGCTCCCGGTGGGCTACTTTGTGACGCCCATCGTCAACAGCGTCGATCCGGACAGTGAGCTGGGCGCGGCCATGTTTGAGCCCGCCCGCAAGCAGATCATCGACGCCGATGAACAGTACACCCGGCTGGACTGGGAGTACGAGGGCGGCGAATTGGCCGTGGACACGGACGAGAAGTTTCTCAAGCCCAGCGCCGCCGGGCAGCAGCTGTCCAAAGCACAGGCGCTCAGGGAATACGGCGTGCCGCCGGAAGCCATCGACAGCACGGCGCCCCATCACAGAGAGCGGCTGTTCCATGGCATCAATGTCAACACCGGCATCACGGACAGTGCCCCGTTTTATCAGGTGTTCTCCCCTGCCCTGCGTGACGGCAGCTACCTGTCCGGGCTGAACCAGTATCTGCGCAATGTGGAGAGCCACGCGGGCCTGAGCTTTGGCGTGCTGTCTCAGGTGGCAGACGTAGAAAAGACCGCCACCGAGATCGTCAGCAGCAAGCAGAAATTGTACTCCACTGTTTCTGACCTTCAGGCAGCGCTGGAGGACGCTCTGCGCGGCCTGATCGACGCGCTGGACTACTGGGCAGACCACACCCCCGGTGCACCCGGCAAAGGCAAGCTGAACGTCTCCTTCAAGTGGGACGACAGCATCATCCTTGACCGCTTGTCCGAGATGGCCCAGTGGCAGCAGGAGGTCAGCATGGGCCTGCGCAGCAAGACCGAGTACCGGATGCACTTCTTTGGCGAGGACGAAGAGACCGCTACACGGGCAGTGCAGGCCATTCAGCAGGAAACTGGGGCCAATGACATCCTGAAGGGAGTGATCGACAATGGCGACGGCTAAAACGAAATTCGCCCGGATGAAGCAGACCGCAGAACGGCTGGACTGGCTGATGGCGAACGCACGCATTCTGCGCAGCCCGGCGCTGTGGGAGAAATACTACGAAGCTCTGCACGTCGTCCGGCTGCTGGGATTTGAGGTCACGGTGGAGAGCGGCCGCTACCACCGGGTAACGCCATGCTGACCCCGGATGAGGTCAACGGTTACGCTGGGCTTATGGCGGCCCCGTGGGACGAGCTGAACGAACGTATCCTGCGAGACATGGTGCGCCGGATCGTCAAGGCGGGCAAGATCACCTCCACAGCGGAGTGGCAGAGCTTCCGGGCACAGGCGCTGGGCGCGAGCCGGGCATATCTTCTGCGACAGATGCAGGCTATCGTGCAGGAGCTGGGGCCCCAGGAAGCCGCTGTGTTTGCCCAGGCAATAAAACAGGCATACACCAAGGACGTGCTGGATGCAGCCGCGGCAGGCCGATCTCTGGCTCCTCTGGGCGAGAGTGAGGAAGCGCAGCAGCTGCTGGAAAGCGGCTACCGGCGCACCATGAACACACTGTACAACCTGACCCAGACCCGCGCTGTGATGGGCAACCAGAACATGGTAGAGACCACCCAGCGGCAGCTGGCGTATTATCTGGACATGGCGCACATGGATGCCGCCAGCGGCGCGTTCAGCTCCGACGATGCAGCACGGCGAGCGTTGAATGCTTTAGCCGCAAAAGGTGTGGGGGCTATTACCTACCCCAGCGGCCACGTGGACAATCTGGATGTTGTGGTTCTGCGGGCTACCCGCACCGGCATCAACCAGACTGCGGGAGAGATCACCCGCTTTAATGCAGATCAGCTGGAATGCGACCTCATGGAGTTGGACGCCCACGTGGGTGCCCGAACCGGCGACGGTGGACAGGATCTGACCAACCACAGCTGGTGGCAGGGCCAGATCGTCAGCCGCAGCGGTCGGCACGGCTATCTCTCGCTGGACGATATCGGCTACGGCGACGTGCGCGGTTTCATGGGTGCCAACTGTGCCCATAACTGGGCCATGTACTGGGAGGGCGCAAGTGTTCGCAGCTACACCCCCGAACGGTTAGCTGCAATCAATGCCGCTACTGTAACCTACAACGGTAAGGAAATCGGCCGGTACAAAGCCACCCAGATGCAGCGCGCCCAGGAGCGGCAGATCAGGACTGACAAGCGGGCGTTTCTTGTGGCAAAGGAAAGCGGCCAGAAGGATGCCGAAAAGGCCGCAGCGGCAAAGCTGGCAGCCTCTCGTGCAAAGATGAAAGATTTCCTCAGCCAGACCGGGCTGCAGCAGTACCAGCTGCGGGAGAGCGTGCCCGGCTTTGGCCGCAGCGAAGCAGCCAGCGCAGCTGCACAGGCACGAAAATGAGCCGTGCTGGACTTCCTGAAAAGGCTGTGCTATAATTCAGGCCAGAATAAAGGAGGTTTCACACTATGAAGATCAAGAATCGAATCCGGGCGGGCATTGTGCTGCTCGCCCTCGCACTCGGCTTGACCGCCTGCGGCGGCAGCTCTTCCAGCACCGCCAGTAGCGCAGCACCCAGCGCTCCGGCCAGTTCCGTGAGCGAGAGCACCGCACCAGAGGCAGAACCCGCCGGCGCAGAGTCCTCGCCGCTGGATGGTATCAGCTTTAGAGCGGATAAAGTCCGGAATGATACCACCGGCAACTGGCGCATTTCGCTGATCGCAGAGAACATCGACATGAGCGAGTATGCCCTGGACTACTACAAACAATATTTCACGGACGACAGCGAGATTCACTTCATCGTCAACTTCAACTACAACACGACCACCAAAATCATGGTGATGGGCGGCGACCTGGACGTAACCGTACAGGAGTACGTTGCCAAGGAAGAACACGATGCAAAGATGCTGGGCAGCGGAACCGTGCTGGCCGAATATCTTGTGGACAAGGAAACCGGTGAAGTTGAAAAGATCAGCTGACAAATGAGCAAAGCAAAAGCCCTGAAGGAATGCACCTTCAGGGCTTTTCTTGTTGGGTCAATTCACCGGAACATATCAACAACATATTCAACTGCGGCTTTCGCTTCCGGGGTGAGCGGTCGGGTACACCACCCACGGTCATAATAAGCAACCTCCTGCCAGTAACGCGCATCGCCCGGCGGCAGTTGACTGACCCAGAGCTTCAGGATCCTGCCGCCGTCGATACCAAACTCGCTGTGCTTCTCGCAGACCTTGGCCTGCCACCGAATCTCCGAGCCGTTCAGCTCGAAGCTGTCCTCGTGCCAAAGCTGGCTGTCCACGCACATCTCCGTACGGAATCCACGCATTACTGATCACCCCCATCATAGTCCACCACATAGCCGTTGTACACGAAGTTCTCTGCTGCCATGGCAGCGTCGAGGACCCGGTTTGCATACTCGGCGGCTTCCGCCGGGCTCTTGGTTCCGAGGGAAGCCCACTGGACACCCATCTTCACCGGGGTACCCTGCCGAGCAAAATTGCAGTTGTGGATCTGGATGCCGTCCTCCGCAGAGAACTGCGCCTGAAGCGCGTCCAGCGCCTCACCGTAGACCTTCCAGTTGACCTTCTTCATAGATCAGCCCTCCTTCACCAATTCGTAATGCTTGATGCTGCCGTCCACGAATTTCCGGCCCTGCAGGATCTCCACGCTCTGGAGCAGGAACTCGAGGTGGGCCATATCGATGGCCCCGCAGGAGCCGGGGTCATGGAGCAGCTGCTCTGCCAGCGCGTCCTGCATCTTGACGGTGTAGCAGGTCTCACCGACGATCTTCTCGCCATTCTCGATCTCCGCGGTGTCATAAGTGATGTTCAGCTTCTTCATGATCACCATTCTCCTTTCGCGGCAGCATTGCGGATTGCCCGCTCTTCGTTCTCCTGATCCAGCGCCTGCGCAAAAGCATCCAGCGCGCTGGCCCTCGTGATCGGCCCGAACTCCTTCACGAAATAGGCGAAGGTGCGGTCGTCCCAGCACTCGACGTAGCCGTCGCCGCCCTTGTTGTAGTTCTCGCGGGCCAGAGCCATGAACTGGTCGAAGGTCAGCGCCGGAGGGTTCGGCTCGGTGTCCAGAGGGACGACCCGCGCATAGGGATGCCCACGGCGAATGACCTGCGTCAGTTCGGCGTCAGCCGCTGCCCGTTCAGCCCGGCAGCCGTAGACCTTCAAGGTGCCGTCGTCCTTCTCTTCGAGGATCGCCCAGTTGTAGGTATGCGTCTTGCTGGCGCGCACCAGCTGGCCCTTGTAATAGAATTTCATGGTTCAGTCCTCCTTGTTGGTGTACTCGTCGGTGTCACGGCTGGATTCGCCCATCAGAAACACCCGGTGCTTGCCCTTGTCGTCCCTGACCCAGTCACCGCCCAGAGCGGCGAGGGTGAAGATCATCCCTTGATACTGACCCTCGGCGCACAGCCGGGTCGGCTCCGGCAGGTCCTCCCGGTGCATGACGCACCACTGAGTGTCCATACTGAACGCCAGCATCCCCAGATGACCGCGCAGTTCCTTCTTCTTCATAGTTTAGCCCTCCTTACCCGAAGTACTTAGCCACGAATGCCGACTTGCTGAGAGTGTGGGCATCGTACACGTACTCGATGGCGTCTGCAGGGGTCATGTCGGTACCAGAAACCAGCTCACGCACCTGACCGGTAAGACCGTGCTCTCGAACGTAGTTCTTCATCATTTCAATATTTTTCATTTTTCGTTTTCCTCCGTTATTTTTCATTCCGAAACCCTTCCGGTGGCTGTATGTTACCTCTGCGCAAAAACAAAGTCAAGTTGTTTTTGATTTATTTTTTAATTTCTTTTTGTTGTTGACTTTTGCCCCGGCAAGTCATATCCTTGTGGCAGGAAGGAGTGACCCAAAATGACCACATCATCCAGAGTGAAAGCCCTGCTGGAACTGACCAGCACCGACCAAAGCACTTTTGCCGCAGCGTTCGGCATGACCACCCCGCAGGCCATGAGCAACAAGCTGCGCAGGGACAGCTGGTCGGCAAAAGACCTCGCCAAGGCTGCCGCCCTCTGCGGCGCAAGGCTGGCGTTCATCCTCCCGGATGGCTCCCAGCTTATCCTCGCGCCCGACGAAGAATGACCGCTACACAGCAATGCGCCCCGCACCGAAGAGGACAAACCTCCCGGTGCGGGGCATTTTGCTTGCATACGGTAGCAACAAAAATCCTGTCAGTTGCAACAAAAGGTTGCATGCAAAGTTTGTAGACACGAAAAAGTGAGCGTTCATGCGGGTTTTTGGGCAAAACATGCAGAGACATACTCAAACCCTTATCCTGACCCTGAACAGAAGAAAAGAAGAGTATACGCACGCGAGAACGCGCTTAATGCCCGCACGCGTAGGGTTTATAGGGATTTTGGTATGCTTTGTTTCAGGTATGCAGCGCTCAAGTCATAACGTTTTTGCCCGCCGGAGTGTGATACGATAGCACCAGATTACACCGCGCACCCGGTGTCAGAGAGGTGCAAGGGCCCGCGCACAGCAACGCGACAACAATGCTGTAGGCCCAATGGGAGGTAGACCATGAAACGTGAGGATTTGAAAGCCATCGAGGGCCTGACCGAGGAGCAGATCAACGCAGTGATGCGGCTGCATGGTCTGGACGCAGCCGCCCATCAGGCCACTGTACAGGGCCTGCAGGCGCAACTGGCCACTGCACAGCAGGGTCTGGCAGCCTTCGACGGCGTGGACGTCAATGATCTGCGCAGCCAGATCACCAACCTGACCATCCAGCTGAGCCAGCAGGCTGCAGAGTTCGCCTTTAACGGTGTGCTGCGCGCTGCGGCCCACGAGGCCGGTGCTCTGGACGAGAACGATGCTATCGCATTGCTGCCGAACAGAGCTACACTGCGCGAGAGCAAGAATCAGGCCGAGGATGTCAAGCAGGCATTCGCTGACCTCAAATCCCGCAAGCCGTACCTGTTCCAGCAGGGTGCTCCCGCCCCGCAGGACGGCGCAGGCCCGCAGCCGGGCGCTGAGCCGCAGGAGCCCACTAACCCGATCATCGTCCCGAAGCCCCGCAGCCAGGGCGGCAATGCACAGCCCACCCTGCAGGAGTTTCTGGCAATGACCGGCGCGGAACGCATGGCCTTGCGCACCCGTAACCCGGCACTTTTCCAGCAGCTCTCTGCTTTGGTGAGAGCTGCACGACACTAACGAGGTAACTGAACTATGCCTATTCCCGGCACTTTTGGCGGTTTTCCGTTTGACCCCGAGGTCTATCAGGGCTTCGTGGATCAGGAGGCCACCTTCTCCGATTCCATCCTTGCCTCCGGTATTCTGGCAAGCGACCAGAGTCTGGCCGCTTCTCTGGATAACGGTAGCCCGATGGGCACCATCCGTTTCTATAACCCGCTGGACCCTGACACCGACGCCCCGCTGGTCCGTGATGGCACCAATGATAACGTGCCCACCGAGATCTCCGGCGGCAAGCAGTCCTGGATCCGCATCGACCGCATGAAGGCATGGAAGGCCACCGAGCTGACCCGTGAGCTGACTGCCGCCGACCCTATGGCCGCTGTTGCCCGTAACACCGGACGCTACTGGCGCATGTACAAGCAGAGCCTGCTGGTCAAGCTGGTGGATTCCGTCCTGGGCCTGCCCGGGCTGGCAAACCATAACCTGACCGTCAAGACCGGCGGCGTCACCGCCAACCAGCTGATCGATGTGCAGCAGTCCGCCCTGGGCGATTTCTCCAGTACGTTCGGTCTGCTGGTGGTGCACTCCAAGATTCTGGCCGAATACAAGAAGCTGGGCCTGCTGAACTACAACAAGTACGTGATCACCAATGTGCTGCAGAAGGAAGTCAGCCTGCCCACCATCAACGGTTTGGTCGTGGTCGAGAATGACCGTGGCACCGACGACGGCACCAACTACAACAGCTTCCTGCTGGGCCAGGGTTCCGTCCTGACTGCCGATCCCAAGGTCATCACCCCGGACTACACCGAGTATAACGCAGCTAAGGCAGGCGGCACAGATATCCTGTACAATAACCGCTCCTTCATCCTGCACCCGAACGGCGTCTCCTTTGACGGCGATAAGATCGACAAGCCCACCCCGACGGATGACGAGTTCACCAACAAGGCAAACTGGGCGCTGAAGTTCGACCACAAGAACGTGCGTATGGGTAAGATCACCATCCCCAAGGCAAACTTTGCCGAGGAGTAACCTATGGACAGCTGGCTGACCTACCCTGAGTACCTCGCGCAGCACCCCGGATCTGCGCTGACTGAGGCAGAGTTCACCCCGCGGGCGGTGGACGCGGCATTCTTCATCGAGAGCGCCACACGCTGGTGTGCCAGCCTTGCCAAAGAGCCCGAACAGCTGGCGCTCCTGGCACAGTGTCAGTCCCGTCTGGTGGCTCTCTCCGAAGAGGTCAGCGCCAGCTGGGACGGTGTGACCAGCGTGAGCAATCACGGCTACACCGAGAGCTATGCCAGCGGCACGGATATGCAGGCGTATCTGGGCAAACGGCAGAGCCAGATCGTGGACGAGGTACTCTCCGCGCCGTCTACCCGGTGGATGCTGTATCAGGGCGGCGTGTATCACCCACCCCGCAGACGCTGAGAGGAGGCCCGCCATGCGCAAACCTCTTCTCGCAACAAAGAGCGTCACGCTGGTGCATTGCATCCGGCGGGGCACTGGCAGCACCAGCTACACCACGGTGCTGTCTGGCGTGAGCTGCCGCGAGGTGGCCGCAGTCGGTACCGGCGCACATTCCGGTGCAGGCTCCGGCTTTGCCCCGAAAAGCAGCTCCGAGATCTGCATTTTTCCGGGCCACTCCACCGCAGCCCCGCAGAGCACAGCAGAACCGCCGCTGGACGCAGCAAGCACCTTTCTCGACCCTGCCGCCTTCAAGGCCGCAGACGAGGCCGCAAGGGCCTGTCACTGGACGCTGACCCCGGAGGACAAGGTGACACTGCCTAGCGGGCACGTCGGCACCGTCACCAGCGTACAGGATAACCGGGACGGGCGCTGCCCGCACTGGTACGTGGAGGTGACGTGGTGAGCGGCCCGATCAACCTCGGTATCCACTGGGACCCGAACTTCCAGAAGCGCACCGAGGCAGGCTTTCAGCGCCTGCAGAAGGAAGCGGACGGCGAGTTCATCCGGCTGGTCACGCCCTATGTCACGGTACGCACTGGGGCGCTGCGAGGCAGCGCCAAGGACAGCACGGTGCTGGGCAGCGGCTTGATCCGGCACACTACGCCCTACGCAGCCGCGCAGTACTACCGTCTGCCCTGTGGGCAGGGTGTCCGAAAGGACGGCTGTGGGCCTCATTGGGGCGAGCGCTGCGTAGACGACCACAAAGAGGACTTTGCCCAGTTTGTCAAGACCCGTGCTAAGGAGGTCACCAAATGAGCCAGACCGCAGATATCAAAGCCATGCTGGACTGGCTGGCCTCTTGCCCGCTGGCAACGACGCTCAACGACGGGGATGTTGTGTTCTCCATCGAATATCTGGGTGCCGACACCGATCAGATGCAGTTCTCACTGGAAGCTACACCCACGGCAATGGTGCTGGAGCAGTTCTTCCTCGGCAGCCGCCGGGCGAAGAACTATGTTCTGGCATCCCGTATGGCCTACTCGCCCAAGGTCGTCCAGCAGGCCGCGAACAGCGCGTTCTGGGATGAATTTGCCGAGTGGGTAGAGAAACAGTCCGGACGGCGGAACCTTCCCGCGCTGTCTGACGGCAAAAAGGCCGAAAAGGTGGTCTGCCTGTCCCCCGGATACATCATGAGCCAGGATGCCAGCAGCTGCCGCTTCCAGATCCAACTTCAACTCCAGTACTACCAGAAAGGGAGATAATCTATGACTGTTGCCGAAACTCTGGCCGCGCTCAAGTCCGAGAAGGACATCGAGCCCAGCGCCGACTATGCAGGCGAGGAGAACACCGACGACTTCATCCTCGCCATCCAGACCGACAAAACCAAGCAGACCAAAGAATCCGCATGGATCGTCTGTGCCGACCACGTGAAGGAGCACTCCGGTGCCCTGAACGCATCCACCACGGACGAAGCGTTCATCCGTACCGGTACCGTCACCACCAAGACCGGCACCCAGCGCACCCTTGCTGTCAACGGCAACCGCTGCGTAGGCGACGCGTTCCAGGATTTTGTGCTGAGCCACAAAATCAAGTACGGCACCGGTAAGGACGTGATCGTGCCCTACGTCTACTTCAGCGTCCGCACCGGTAAGGGCGAGACGGGCAGTGCTTCTCTGGTCGTCACCAGCGACGTGGGCGGCTCCGCAAACGCCCCCGCCACTTTTGCAGTGGATGTCAAGGCAGTGGGCACCCCCAAGGCCTTTGACTACCTGACCGACGTCACCGCGTAACATAAAACCAATATCGCCCCTGTCACCTCTGGCAGGGGCGCATTTTATAGGAGGCATAAATACATGATCATCTGTGGGCAGGAATTTGAATTTTCCGCACTGAACGCCAACGACCTCGACCGTATGGACGCGGCACAGCAGCACATGCAGACGGCTTCTGACCGCGAGAGCAAGCGCGCGCATACGGGCACCGCCGACATCCTGCGCGGCCAGTGCCGCCTTATGATGGGCTACTTCGACGAGTTGCTGGGCGAGGGCGCATCAGAACGTCTGGGTCTGGACGGAAGCAACTTCGGCGCCTGTGTCCGTGTGACGAACGCCATCAAGGAAGCCATCGCCGCAGAACAGGCCACCGTAAAGCAGGCGGCTGCAATGCCCATGAACCGGGAGCAGCGGCGTGCAGCGGCAAAGCAGCAGCGCCAACAGAAACCTGTGTCCCGCAGCGAGGGTTTCCACCCGCAGGTGGCAAGTCGCCCGGCGCAGCAGCCTATCACCCAGACCAACACTTTCTGGCCGGACACGGAAGCCGAGACCCGCCGCAAGACCGACCAGCTGATCGATGCCCGGCAGGCCGTAGACGCTCTGCGGGACGATCCTGATGCCATGCAGCAGCTGGCGGCATACGCACTGCAGATCGCCGCAGAGCGCCATGTCTGATCTGCTGCTGGACGAGCTGCCCACCCGGTGGCACGGGCACGAGATCGTCCCGGATTTCCGGCCCATGGTCTGGCTGGTCAACTCCTATGTCCGGGGCAGTGTTAACACCGACCCGGTGGGCTTTGCCCGGAGCGCAATCTGGCGCTTTTACAAGGACCCGCACTGCTTTCTGACGGACGACCAGATGCTCTTTGACGGCTACCGGCACCTGCTGGAATTTTATCAGGCAGGTGAAAAGGCGGCATCCGGCGGTGATGCTTCCAGCGCTTCGGATGCACCAGCTACACTGCCCTTTGACTACCAGTGCGACGCGCCTTATATCGTGGCGGCGTTCCAACGGCTGTATGGCATCGACCTGACGACCGAGCACATCCACTGGTTCCGCTTCCGGGCGCTACTGCGAGGCGTGATCGGCGAGGACTGCATGTTCAGCCGCATCATCGACTGGCGCACCGCAGACCTTTCTGACATGGACCCGGAGAAGCGCCGCATCTACGAAGAGCAGCGGGAACGCTTTGCCCTGCCCGCTGAGCTGAGAGGGGGTGCAGCACGTGCGCAGACCGTCGAAGAGCACAATGCAAGCTTCATCGCCCGTTTCCGTGGCCGCTGAACGCGCTCCCATCCCCTGCCCGCACTGCGGCAGGCCGCTGCCGGTATGGGCAGAACCACACGCCGCAGCTGTCGGCGTGTGGGTAAAATGCAAAAACCCCGCCTGTAAGCGGGAAATCGAGATAAAACTTTAAGCCTGTGCCCTTGTGCCCGCGCTCACGACTGAGAGGTGGACACACGTGGCAGATTACAGCATTACCGGCGATACCAGGCTGGACACAAGCGGCTTTACCAAAGGCGTATCCAGCATGACGGTTGCCGCCGGTAATCTGATTTCCGACCTGACCAAGACCGCCGCCACTAAGCTGGCGGGTCTAGCAAAATCCTCGGTCAGCGTCGGCATGAATTTTGACGCGTCCATGTCGCAGGTGGCGGCCACCATGGGCACCACGGTGGATCAGATCGACAACCTGACCAAGGTCGCCAAAGAGATGGGCAGCACCACCAAATTCACCGCTACACAGGCAGCGGACGCGCTGAACTATCTGGCGCTGGCAGGTTATGACGCAGACAAAGCCGCCGAGGTGCTGCCCAGCGTGCTGAATCTGGCTGCGGCAGGCGGTATGGACTTAGCCTACGCCTCCGACCTCGTCACCGATGCTATGGCCTCGCTGAACATCGAGGCCAACAAGCAGAACGTGGACGACTTCGGCAACAAGCTGGCCATGGCGGCCAGCAAAGCCAATGCCAACGTTTCGCAGCTGGGTGAAGCCATCCTGACCGTGGGCGGTACCGCCGCAAACCTGAAAGGCGGCACCACCGAGCTGACCACTGCGCTGGGTCTTCTGGCAAACGTGGGCATCAAGAGCGCGGAGGGCGGCACCCATCTGCGCAACATCATCCTGTCGCTGCAGTCTCCCACCGATGACGCCGCCAAGCTGATGCAGAAGCTGGGGCTGCAGGTCTACGACGCGCAGGGCAACATGCGCGGGCTGAACGAGATTCTGGGCGACCTGAACGGGGCCCTGGACGGCATGACGCAGGGCCAGAAGGACAGCATCATCAACCAGCTGTTCAACAAAACCGACCTCGCCGCCGTCAACGGCCTGCTGGCAGCACAGGGCGAACAGTGGGACACGCTGGCCGCACAGATCGACAGCGCTGACGGTGCCATGGGGCAGATGGCAGAAACTCAGATCGACAATCTGCAGGGTGCTATGACCATCATGTCCTCGGCGTTCGAGGGAATGCAGCTGGCCGTCTATGATGAGCTGGAACCCGCCCTGACTGAAGCGGTCAAGTGGGGCACCGACTGCATCAGCACCCTGACCAGCTCCCTCACAGAGGGTGGCCCCGAAGCCATGCTGGCCGCTGCCGGAGAGATCATCTCCGATCTGGCGGACAGCATCGCCGAGCAGCTGCCCGGGCTGATGACCACCGGCGTGGAGATCATCACCCAGCTGGCCCAGAACCTGACCGACACGATGCCTGCCATGCTGGACACCGGTGCTGAGGTTCTGGTAGCCCTCGCGCAAGGCATCATCAATGCCACTCCCGCTCTGCTCACCAGCGCCACCGAGATCATTGCAGAGCTTATGCTCTATCTCGGCGACCACGCAGACGAGATCATGGACGCCGGTATGCAGCTGCTGGAGAGCCTCATCATCGGCATCACCGATAACCTGCCCCAGCTCATCACGGCGGCGGCTGGCCTGATCGCAAGCTTCGCGGCGGCGTTGATCTCTCATCTGCCTAAGATTCTGGAATGTGCTGCCGCCCTGATGACCACCCTTGTGGACGGCATCTTCTACAGTCTTGAGAATCTGGCGGAGGCCGCCCTCGCCTGCGTGGCAAAGCTGGTGGGTGTGTGGGACGGCAGCATGGACGAGTGGGGCCATATTGGCGAGAACATCGTCAGCGGCCTGCTGAACGGTATCAAGGGCGCATGGAACAGCTTGACCAAGTGGGTCAGCAATGGCATTAACGGCCTTGTCTCCGGGGTCAAGGGGCTGCTGGGCATCCACTCCCCGTCCAAGGTGTTCTCCGAGATCGGCCTGAACATCTGCCGGGGTCTTGCCGAGGGCTTAACCACCAACGCGCCGCTCGCCGAGGACGCCGCAAAGCAGGTGGTGGCCTCCGTCACTCACACGACCGAAGCTCTGACCGGCTCGATGCAGACCGTGACAAAGACAGTCACAGAAATCCTCAAGGACGGCACCGAGACCCAGAAGCAGGTCATCACCGAGACCTACGACGACGTGGTGGACGGTGCCCTCGTGACCATCGAGCGGGTCAAGACCATCGCCGCAGACGGCACCGTGCAGGTGGCCGAGACCACCAAGAAATCCGCTGCAGATACCTTTGACGGCCTGTGGAAGGAGCTGCAGACCGAAGCAGATACCGGCGTGCTGGGCACCTTCGATGACCTGTACACCGCCGTCAAGAATCAGGACTGGCTCTCCGTCGGCAAGTGGGTCGCAAGCACCATCTACGACGGTCTGACTGCCGACCAGAAGAAGCAGGTCAATGATTTTGCCCTTGGCATCGTGACTAAGCTCAACAAAGCGCTGGGTGGTGCCCGGGACCAGCTGGTGCAGGGAGTCATCGACCTTGGCGGGCAGATCGTGAACGGCCTGACCGGTGGCTTTGGGGAGGTCTGGCAGCAGGCGCAGGGCCTCGGCTCCACCCTCGTGTCGGTCTTTCAGGGCCTGCAGGGGCCGCTGAGTGCGGTGGCTCTCGCCATCAGCAAGGGCCTGCAGGGCGGTCTGATCTCTGCATTCCCGGAGATTCTTGCTTCGCTGGGCGGCCTGATCGGTGCCATCGGCGGCGCGGTCGTAGCAATGCTGGATGCCATCGCTGCGGCGCTGTTCCCTACCGGCTTTGGCACTCCGCAGGCTCTGCTCATGGTGGCAGCGGGCGTCGCCCTTGCTGCCGTCATCGCGGGCATCGTTGCCTCGATCGGCGGCTCTTTCAGTAAGAAAGGCTCGTCCGGGCGCGGCGGCTCTTCCGGCGGGTCCTCCGGCTCCGGCAGCATGGGCAGCGTGGACATCACCACCGGCACCGGCGGCCTTGAGAACGCCATCAACGCCAACACCAAGGCGCTGGAAAAGACCAACTCTGCCCTTGCCGACATGATCCGGCAGGCGGGAGCGCTGGTGCTGTCCGACAACATGCGCCTCGGCTCCACCGTGGCCGCTTCCGGCACCGCACAGGTGGTATCCGCCGCCCGCAGCTACCGCCGGGAGGGCGACACCAATATCACCCAGAACATTTACAGCAAGGCCCAGACGGCGGCAGACCTCCAGCGGGAAGCCCGCTGGGAAGCCGACAAGGCCAAGGCCCGCAAACGATGAAAGGAGGACACTGTGCTTTTTAAGGATCATCTCAAAATCGTGACAGATGCCGGTGCCGTCCTGCATCTGGGCTGGGACTACGACATCCCCTACTTTCTCGACCCGCTCAACGGCATCGACGTGGACTTGAAAACCGCGCAGGGTGTCAATCAGGTGGGCAACACCGTGGAGGGACAGAGCGTCTCCGGCGTGTCCCGCACCCTGTCGGTTGTGTTCTGGGGCAGGGATGCGTTGACCCGTGCAAGAGCTTTTACCAAAAATCTGCCCTACTTCACCAAAGGCACCCTCTATTTTGGCGACCACTATTTCACCCGCTTCGTGCTGCAAAAACTGCCTTATTTTTCCAGCTACACGCCGGACCCGCGCTGTGAGCTGATGCTCTACAGCGAGAAACCCTATTGGTACGATCTGAACGCCGTCAGCAGCGTGCTGGGCGGGTACGAAAAGGCATTCCGTTTCCCCGTCTGCTACGACAGCCACATCTACGGCATCAAGCGGGACGGCACGGCGGCGGTGCTGCGCAACGAGGGCAGCCTGCCGGTGCCCTTCACGGCCACCCTGCGGTGTGACATGCCGGTGACACATCCCAAGGTGGTGGATCTGCAGACCGGGGCCTTCATCGGCTTTGATCTGACCCTGCAGCCGGGCGAGACGCTGGAGATCTACCGCAGCACATCCGACCGGCTGGCCTGCACCCTGACCCGGGCAGGCGTGACCGAGAATATCTTTGCAAAGCTGGACGAGGACAGCACCCTCACCGAGCTGCAGCCCGGCGATAACGTGCTCTCCATGCAGGCGGAGAACGGCTCCGGCTACCTGCAGGCATCCGTCAGCTTTTACCCGATGGAGGCGGGCATTCTTCCCGAACCGCTATGAGAATAGACGTTTTGGACGCAGAGACCCTTGCCCGCGTGGGCTGGGTAAAAGTATGGCACTCCCTCTACTGGGACAGCCCCTATTACTCCGAGGGCAGTTTTACCCTTGAGGTGCGGCCCACCGCCGAGAATCTGAAGCTTTTGCAGGAAGGCCGGTGGCTGGTGCGCAGCGACGAGAACCCCCGCATCCCCATGCGCATCTGTTCCCGCACCAACCAGAACGAGGATGCGAATTTGGTCGTGAGCGGCTACCCGGCAACGTGGCTGCTGACCAAGCGGGTGTCTGCGGTGAGCATCAAGAACCAGAACGCCGAAGCCGCCATGCGCAGCCTTGTGAGCGCCGCAAAGCCGTGGCCCCGCCTTGAGCTGGGCACCGAGTACGGCTTTGATACCACCTTTGAAAAGCAGACCTCCGGCGGCAGTATTTTCGACTACTGCAAGACCATCGGGCAGGCCTGTGATCTGGGGTTCCGCATCGTGCTGGACGGCAAGGGCAGCAGCAAGCGCCTGCTGTTCGAGTGCTTCCGGCCCACCTTCGACCGGAACCGCAGATACAGCCCCCAGTGGGGCAATCTGCTGAATGCCGGGTGGAGCTTTGCCGACACCGACTACGCCAACGTAGCCCTTGTGCAGGGCGCAGGCGAGGGCGACGAGCGGGCCACCGTCTGGGTGGGCGATGTGAACGCTACCGGCTCCGACCGGCGGGAAATGTACATCGATGCCCGGGACGTGCAGCCGGAGGACGGCGAGACCAGCACCAGCCAGAGCTATCTGGAAAAGCTGGCTGACCGGGGCGGTGAAAAGCTGCTGAGCCAGCTGCGCACCGGGTCCATCGAGTTTGACGTGGACGACGACACCCTGCAGGTGGGCGACGTGCTGAGCGCAAGTCTGCCCCAGCTGGGCTACACCGCCATGGTGCGGGTAGCCGACATCATCACTCAGAGCGAGGACAGCGGCACCACCCGCACCATCCGGCTGGGCACGCCCACATGGACGAAAACGTAAAGGAGGACTTATGGCCGATATTATCACTTACCCCGAAGACGGCATCCGATATGACGCCGAAGACGCTTCCGGCTACTTCGCCACCCGGCTGAGCGGCGTGTACAGCGCCGAGGAGGATTTTGCCGTCACAGCACAGGGTGGCCTGAGCGTGCAGGTGAGCGCCGGTCAGGCATGGGTGCGCCCGGCACGGTTCAAGGGCCGCAGCATCATCATGGAGCAGCCCACCACCGTGGTGCTCACCGAAGCGGACCCTGTGCGCAGCCGCATTGACCGCATCGTGCTGCGCTACGACGCCGCCGCCAAAAAGACCAGCCTGCAGGTGCTGGACGGCACGCCGGACTCCGCTGCCCCTGCGGCCCCGGAAATTTCACGCACCGAGCTGGTCTATGACCTCTGCCTTGCCGAGATCAGACGCCCCGCAGGCAGCACTTCCGTCACCGCCGCCGACATCACCGACACCCGCGCGGACGAGACCGTCTGCGGCGTCATGCGGGACGGCGTGACCGGCATCCCCACCGGCACGCTGGTGCAGCAGTTTCGAGCTGTGATTGACGCACTGAAAGGGGAAGCCGCCGATAAGCTCGGCTACTACCCAGTGGGCAGCATCTACCAGAGCACCGACCCCACCAGCCCCGCCGCACTGTTCGGCGGCAGCTGGGAGGAGATCGCGTCCGAGCGAGTGCTGATGGGCGCGTCCAGCACCCACGCAGCAGGCAGCACTGTTAAGGCCGGTCTGCCGAACCTCAAGGGCTCATTCTCTGGTGTGGCGAGCACAGCATACCCAAATTTATCTAACAGTGGCGCTCTTTCTATAAACACAAACAATAGCGGTTTGGCTGGTTACGAAGGCGGTTCATACGGCAGTAATTGCACTGTATCTCTTGATGCTTCCAAATCCAGCTCGATCTATGGTGCAAGCAGCACCGTGCAGCCCGCCGCCTACTATGTGCGCATCTGGCACCGCGTAGCCTGAGAAAGGAGGTTTTGACTTATGAAAATTCTTGACGAGACCGGCGCAGTCGTGGAAAACCCGGACCTGACTCTGGGCTACCTGACAGCTGACACCGAAGAGATCATCCACCCCGCCGTAGAGGGCGTGGAGGAGCAGTGGCACTGGGAGACCGTGACCGAGTATCCGAACGGTGGCAGGGATGTACAGAAAATTATCGACCGTCCCGGCGTTCAGGCACAGGAAGAATGGGTGGAACAGGTGCCCATCCAGAAGTACATCCGCTACACCGCCGAAGAGCTGGCCGCGCAGGAAGAAGCACGCAAGAAACAGGAAGCAATGGACAAGCTGCCGGAGACGGTAGCCGACCTGATGCAGCAGCTGACCGACCTGCAGCTTGCCCTGTGTGAACTGTACGAAAGGAGTGATGCCTGATGGCAAAGATCTATGCGGCCCTGATCCGCAAGGGGCTCAAAACGCCGGACGATGTCCCCGCCCGGCTGCGGGACGCGGTGGCAGCCCTGCTGCAGGAGGACGCCCATGCTTAACGCCTATTCCCGCCGGAAGGACGGCAATGCCCTGCTGAGCCGCAGCTTCCGGGTGCGGGAATTTGCCTGCAGGGATGGCACAAAGACCGTCACCAGTGCGGACAAGGCAGATCAGGAGCTGGAAGAGAACATGAAAATCGGGGTCTGACCCCGTGAAAGGACGTGATACATATGGCAATCAAGCAGTACAGCCTGAAGAAGGACGGCGCAAAGCAGCTCTCCCCGGCGTTCCGTGTCCGGGAGTTCCGCTGCCGCGACGGCACCGACACCATCCTCATTGACGAGGGCCTTGTGGTGCTGCTGCAGTGCATCCGGGAGCACTTCGGCAAGCCGGTGACCATCACCAGCGGCTACCGCACCGCTGCCTATAATGCAACGCTGCCCGGTGCCAGCAAGAACAGCCAGCACATTCAGGGCCGGGCGGCGGACTTCTGGGTGGAAGGCGTACCGGTGGCTACTGTGGCCGCCTACGCAGAGAAGCTGCTGCCCGGGCGCGGTGGAATTGGCCGATACCCGAAGGACGCGGCGCACCCGACGCGCAAGACCGGCTGGGTGCACGTAGACACCCGCCCGAACAAGAGCCGGTGGACACTGTGAGGGGGACAGCATGGCAAGTTACCTGATCTCTGACGCACCTTATGCATCGTGGCTCTCCGAGGTATTAGCTACACTGGAAGAGCACAAAATCAGTCAGCTCGCGATAGCCGCACCTTTGCCGACCGGCGAGGTATTCACCGGCTATTTCGGTATGGACACGATGGATAAGGCGCTGATCGCAACAAACATTCAGGCCGATGCCACCATGGATGCGGTCTGTGCCAACGGCCAGCGCATCCAGCAGGCGTGGGAAGACACCGAAGAGGATGACGATGATCTGGGGGAGGGGTGATTCCAGTGTGGTCTGTGATCGTAGCCGCTGGCATTCCAACCAGCGTGCTGGGGTTTCTCGTCTGGCAGCTGAAGCGGCGCATCGAGCGTCAGGAAGCACGGCAGGAAGCCGCAGAGAAAGCCCGTGAGGAGTTCGAGACGAACCTGTACGAAAGTTCCCTTGCAGCCATTGCACTGGGCGAGGCCACTGCCAGAGCCGTGCAGCGCATCCCGGACGCCCACTGCAACGGCGATATGCACGCCGCCCTAGATTATGCCGCTGCCGTGAAACACCAGCAGCGGGAGTTTGTCGCAAAGCGCGGGATCCGCGCTATTATCAACTGAAGAAAGGAACCATAAACATGAACGCACACACCTACAACGCACCCACCATCTCTGCAGGCACCATTGCCCGCACCGCCTGCCTGCTGCTGGCCCTGACCAATCAGGTACTCAGCGCCTGCGGCAAGCCCGTGCTGCCCATCGAGAGCCAGACCGTGGAGCAGCTGGTCACCGCCGGTATCACCACCGTGGCCGCGCTGGTCGCGTGGTGGAAGAACAACAGCTTCACCGTCGCAGCCCTTCAGGCAGACCAGACCTACGACAAACTGAAGGCACAGGGAAAGTAA